GATTGAAGCATCGGGCCGCCCGCTGCTTCAATCCGGCACGGGGACTGCTGCCGGCATGTTTGCCGGGAACGGGTCAAAGGCCGTTGGCACAACCGATCAAGGCCGCTGGCCCGCGAACCTGATCTTGGACGAGCAAGTCGCGGCGCTGCTCGACGCCGAGGCCGGCGACCGGCCTTCGACGCCCTACCCCGAGCACGCGGCCCCCGGCGCGGTCCTACCCCTGAACCGCCGCACCGCGGGCGGGTACGCTGACTCGGGCGGCCCGAGTCGGTTCTTCTACTGCTCGAAGGTCTCGACGAAAGAGCGCGAGGCCGGGTGCGAAGGGCTCGCGCTGCGTTCGGCGGGCGAAGTGACCGACCGCGAAGACGGGTCCGCCGGCCTCGACAACCCACGAGCCGGCGCAGGCCGCACCAGCGGGGCGCGGAACCATCATCCGACCCTGAAGCCGCTGTCGCTGACGACGTGGCTGGCGAAGCTGATCATGCCCCCGACCGCAGCGCCCGTCTTGCTCGTCCCCTTCGCCGGTGCGGGTTCCGAGATGATCGGCGCAGTCAGGGCTGGGTGGCCCTACGTGCTCGGGATCGAGCGTGAGGCCGAGTACATCGAGATCGCGAGAGCAAGACTCAAACACTGGTGCCCAGAAAGGCAGGTTGCGTAGATGCATTGGTCGAAATCGCTCGTTCGTATTGAGGCGTGCAACGAGGCCACCGTGTGGTGCGCGTCACAGCCGAGCCGTCAGGCAGCGTGGGACGCCTGTCAGCGCTCGGACTGGATGCTCTTCGCGCTCGATAAGAGCAGGACCGTCACGCAACAGGAATGGCGCCTCTTGGCGTGCTTCTTCGCCCGCCAGGCGTTGCAGTACGCCGACGCGAAGACCCGCGCCGTTTGCGAGGCAACGATCGCGGTCTCCGAGCGGTTCGCACGGGGTGAGGCGACGGAAGCCGAGTTGAGCGCGGCCTGGAGCGCGGCCTACAGCGCGGCCTACAGCGCGGCCTACAGCGCGGCCGAGAGCGCGGCCTGGAGCGCGGCCGAGAGCGCGGCCGAGAGCGCGGCCTGGAGCGCGGCCGAGAGCGCGGCCTGGAGCGCGGCCTGGAGCGCGGCCTACAGCGCGGCCTACAGCGCGGCCTGGAGCGCGGCCTACAGCGCGGCCTACAGCGCGGCCTACAGCGCGGCCGAGAGCGCGGCCTGGAGCGCGGCCTGGAGCGCGGCCAGGAGCGCGCAGTGCGACGCCATCCGGTCGATGTTTCCGAAACATCGGCTCCCCGAGCTGCGGCGGAAGGCCCGGGCGGCGTGACCACCCAATTCACCTTTGCTGAGGTCCCGCTCTTCGACGGGCTGTCCTTCTGGATTGACGGCAACTCGAAGATCACCTGGGATAACGGCACCTACGATGCCCCGGCTCCGAACGCCCTCAGCCTCCCCCACATCGCCACGTGCCCCGGGAGCACCGAGCGATGCCGCACGAGCTGCTACGTGCACGGCCTCAAGGCCAACGCGCCCGAGGTGTACCGGCGCTACGAGCTGAACGAGCTCACGCTTCACTCGGTGCTCATGTCGAAGGGCCGGGCGGGCATCGCGGCGTTCAAGCTCGCGACATGGATTCGGCAGAACGCCCGCGGCGGCTTCCGCTGGCACGTGTCCGGGGATGTCTTCGGCCCGCACCACGCCGACTGGATCGTGAGCGTCTGCCGCCTGGCGTCCAGCGTTCCTTTCTGGATCTACACGCGCACCCTGCCCGTCGTCGGTCAGCTCGTCGCCGCGCCGAACCTCGCCGTGAACGTGTCCGGGGACCGGCACAACGGCGTCGAGGCCGCGGCGGTCGCGGCCAAGCACGGCGCCCGTCTGTGTTACCTCGTGAGCGCCCTTGACGAGGTGATCCCGCCCCTGCCGTCGGGGAGCGTGATCTTCCCCGACTACCCGCTGAGGGGTCGGAACCTGCCTGAGCCGACCGATGCGCCGTGGTGGCGGGGGCTCGAGGTCGAGGAGCGCCGGCAGGTCTGCCCGGCGGACTTCTTCGGCCAATCGGAACAGCACCGCTGCGGGCCGTGCAAGAAGTGCCTGGTGCCGGCGTGAAGCCGCCGCGCAAGCCACAGCCCTATCGCGGGCGCCTACCCGAGTCGGGCGGGTTGATCGAACAGCTCGAGGTCGCGGCCTTTGTGCTTGGACTCGTGGGACTTCTGATCGGGCTCCTCGCGGTCTTCGCGGGCAACACCGACCTGCTCAATGCTTTCGCGATTGGGACCTTCGTGGTGCTGGTGCTGAAGTGAAGGTCCCCCGCCAGGTCGTTGTCTGCGGACTCGTGTACCGCCTCGTGCCGGTACCCGCCCGCGCGCGCGGCCCCGCTGGCTGGACGCGCGGGCCGAAGGGGCACGAGGCCCTGCTCGATGTCGACGCAGGGACCATCCACTACGCCGCGAAGCTGGTCAGGAACCCGTCGCGTCTACGTGACGCGATCGTGCACGAGATCGCGCACGCGATCGTCGAGGGTACAGGGCTACGGCACTGGCTCAAGCGCCTCGTCAAAGGCAAGGCCGCGCGTGCCGACCGACTCGCCGAGATCGAGGAGACCGTGATCCGGTTCGTGGTCCCGGCGGCGATCCAAGCCCTTGAAAGCGTCGGACTCATGGAGCGGGTTCGGTGCCGGTAGCTCTGCCCGCCGACCCCGAGACCCCGCTCACGGATCGCCAGGCCGCGACCCTTCTTGGGGTGAGCCCGTCGACCTTCCGCCGGTACGTGCGACCACACGTCCAGGCACTCCACATCGGGGCGCTCAGGCGCTACGATCGTGGTGAGTTACTCGCATGGCGCGACAGGCAGAAGGCTGGAAGCTCGTCCTCCCCCGAGGTCGCACGACCTACTGCGTCCGCTTCCGGTGGCAAGGCGTCCGGCACTTCCTCGGAACTGGTCGAGCAGATCTATCAGAGGCTTCTGCGGAAGCGGCGCGGCTCTACGCCGAGACGGTCAGCGGGCGCAAGGTCGAGCAGCAGGTCTCGGGCGACCTAGACCGGACAGTCGCCGAGTTCGTCGCGCACTACGCGGCGACGCACACGGGCGGGACGGCTGACACGGTCGAGATGTACTTCGCGGCCCACTTCACGCCGTTTTTTCGTTCGGTCGAGCGCTTCACGGCGCCCATGTACGCCGACTACATCGCCCTGCGCATCGGCGAGGTCACGCGCGTGACCTTGCGCAAGGAGCTTAGTGCGCTCCGGCAGTTCCGCGAGTGGCTGGGTACGCGCGGCGTGCACGTCGCCGAGGTCCCGCGCCTGGCGAAGCAGGGGCACCCGGGCGTCCGGCACAAGAACGCGCGCAAGCAGAAGGCCACGATCATCCGGCCCGCCGAGGCCAAGCGAATCCTCCTGGCCATGCCGCTGCGCTCGCGCCGGACCGGCGCGTGGGTCCGGCCGCTGTTCACCGTTCTGTGGGAGACCGGCTTGCGCCCGATCACCGTGCTCCGGCTCGAGGCCGGGATCCACTACACCCGGGGCGCGCGCAAGCTCTTCGTCTCGCGCGAGATCGACAAGGAGCAGTTCGAGCGACACGTGCCCCTGACGGACGCGGCACGCCGGGCGCTCGACCGCGCGTTCCCCAAGTCCGGGGAGGGCCGGCTGTTCCACGCAGCTGAAGAGAGCTTGCGCTTCTCCCTCGCCGCGGCGGTCGCGCAGGCCGGCCTGACGGCGCGGAAGATCGGCGTGTACGACTTCAAGCACTCGCGCATCTCCCATGACGCGAACGGCGGCCTGCCGCTCGCCGGGATCGCGCACCTCGTTGGGCACACAAACATCTCGACGACGGCACGCTACGTGACGACGGGAGAGGACGCGGCCCGGGCCGTGCTGAAGGGGCGGCGTTAGCGGGCTCGGCCGGGAGTATCCCGAGTATCCCAAACGCTGATGATTCGTGACCAGCCCTGACACGCCGAACCCCACGATTTGCCGCAAATCGTGGGGTTTCCGAGGGGCTGGACTAGATTCAGGTTCTGGCGAGGTAACTCTCGTGAGGGTTCAACTCCCTCCGTTCGCACGAAGTCTCAGAGGTCGGGTATCCCGAATCGTATCCCGATGGGGGTCACTTCCGCGCTTTCTTTGCCCGGGCCTGCGTGACCGCCCCCTCGACGTGCTCAGGGTCCCACCCGTGAGCGGCGGCGAGCTCCTTCACGCGCTGCTTCACGTACGGCGTTGCCTTCGACTTCTTCGCGGGTCGCTTCCGGGGCATGTTCGCCATGGTACCCCGGTTGGACGCGCCTGACGCCTCAGCCATTCGTGGTCACGTCGGGCGACGCCCGTTTGTTCAGGTAGTCAGGGCGCGGTGAAGATGGCCCGCCAGTCGCGCAGGTTGGTCTCTGTGATGCCCCACCCGTCAGCCGGCTCGGGGTTCATAACGTTGTCCCCCGGCTCGTGCTTGAGGCCTAAGGCGTGCCCTAGCTCGTGCTCGGCGAGTTCGGCAATCTGGGCATCGGTCAGGCCGTCGGCCAGCCAAATGTCCGACGTCCAGTCCGGGTGCAGTGTCGTGGCGCCACCGATCCGACCCTCGGCGTCACACTTCTCGGGCGTGCACCAGGGGACCGGGCGCCCGGATACGCAGACCTCCCCCGGGTACGCGCACGGGGCCGAGCTGACCTCGACGTCAATGCGAAGGCCGGTCGCCGCCTGCCACTTGGCCGCGGCCTCGACCATGCCGTCGAAGTAGCTGGACCATGGGTAAGGGTCCGTCATCCGGACCACAAAGTGAGACGGCGGCGCCAACCGCCCGCCGCAACCGACGAGGGCCAGCGCCGCCGCTATGGCGAGGCTTTTCAGCATGTGGACTGGACGCCGAGCGCCCGTGGAAATTCAGTTCACGATCCCCGTCCCGCGATAGATCTTCGCCGTCAGGGCGTGGTCACCGATCGCACTCACGACCGCGGCCCCGGCCGAGCCGAGGTACATCGCGACCTTCAGGACCCCCGTAGTCGTGACGCCAACAAAGCCGTGTAGCTTGACCGGGAACGGGACCGAGCCCGACGACCCGCCGACCTGCGACGAGCAAAGGACCTGTGTGTAAGAAGGCGTGGATAGCTGGTTGTCGTCATCGTTGAAGACGAAGAGCTTTGCGCCGCAGAGGAAGTTCGCGTTTGTCTCGAGGGTGGTCTCGAAATCGAGTTCGACGAGGTCCCCGGCGATGACGTTCGGGACCACCCACGGCGTCGCCGCCGTGAAGACCGAATTTTGCCACCAAAGGGCGCCGCCGAAGGTGCCGCTAGTCCAAGATGTGGACGGGCTTGTACCGCTATCGCCCGTCTGGTCGATCCAGACGTTCGCGACCTTGTATAGGCCGGTCATGACCGCGAGCGCCGCGGTGCGGTCGCCCATCTCTTCCTCGGCCGGGTTCACGGCCGCGGCGTTGACGTTGTCGCCGTCGGACGGGATCGGGTAGGCGCCGAGCGTGATCGCCTGCGACGTGCCGGACACGTTCGTATCCGTGCCGCCCGCGTTGATCCCCGCCCCCGTCGTGAAGTCACCGATCGTATAGTGGGTCGCGTCGGCGACGGCGATCACGCGCCGGACCCCGTTGACAGCGACCTGTCCCTGGTGCCCAGCGATGCGCACCGAGTCACCGATCGCGAGCCCGTGCGCCGAGGTCGTCTGGATGATCGCCGGGTTCGCCTGCGTGACCGCGATCACGTTGACCGCGGCCGGATAGTTCGGAATGACGTTGCCGGCTTTGCCTTGGTAGTTAGTGGACATGGCGCCTCGTGGGCGTAGGGCGGATCATGAAAGAAACGCCGACGTAGTTCAGGTCAAGGTCGAGAGCGGGGCGCAGCGTGACGATCACGTTCTCGTCCTGGTACAGGCGAGGCGTCGGGATTGTGACGCGCGAGTCCCCGGCCTTCGCCCACAAGGAGAGAAGGATCGCCGCGAGTGGTTGCCAGTTCACTGGACGGAGTCGGGCGGGACGAAGAGCGGATGGATGGCCTCGACGTCAGCGAGGGTCAGCGCGCGCAGGTCGTCGAGCGAGCCGTCGAACAGGTCGGCGTCGACCTGTGCACCGTTCGGGAGCTTCCCGTGGTCGGTCCACTGCCAGAAGCGGGCGCGTTGCCACGGCACCGGCACCTTGTGCACCGGGGCGAAGGCCGCGGGCGCGTCAGTGCGGCCTGAGTACGACGCCCACCACAGAGCGCCGGCCGACCGCACGAGCCCCGCGAGCGGGGCCCAGAACGAGGGGAAGGTGTAGGCGAGCGGCGTGGTGCCGAGGAGACGGCCGAGCTCGGCCTCGTGCGCGCTGAACCACGCCGCCAGATCGGCGGGAGAGAGTCGTCCGGACAGCTCGAAGTCGATCACGTGCGGCAGGTCCCCGGCCAACCCCCCGCCGGCCGCCAGCGCCGCCCCATAGTGGGCCCGCGCCTGCGCGGCCGGGTCGCTGGCCTGGGATGGGTGGGCAACGTTGTACGCGCCGACTACGAGGCCGGCCGTGCGAGCGCCCGCCAGGTTCTTGGCGGCAAGCGGGTCGACGTACCCGTCACCCTCGGCCACCTTGACGAAGGCAAAGGAGACGCCCGACGCGGCGACGGCCGACCAATCGACGGTACCCTGGTATTGTGAGACGTCGACCCCCCTAAGCACGGCGCACCGCCGGGATCCCGGCAGGCGTCGGGCGCCGGCCGTGTTCGAGATTCCACTTGCGAAGGGTCGAGTTCGTGACGTACCGCTCGCCGAGACAAACCGTGCACGGACAAGGCACGGGCTTGTTCAGGCACTCCGGGCACACGAAGAGCGGGAGCTCGGGCGAGGTCGGGATGTCTTCGTCGGTGGGGGTCATGACTTTGGGTCCGGGGGTGCGAAGAACCACGACGCCGCCCAAAGGACGGCGCCCGCGGCCAGCAGAACGCCGGCCACGGTGCGAACGACCGCGATCACTGCGGGGCCGCAGCTTTGAGGGACGCGAGGACAGCCGCCGTGTCCGAGCTCACGACCGGCGCAATGGGTGTGACGGGCGCGCCCGAGGCCTTGCCTAAGAGCGCTTCGAACTCCTTCAGGATCTCGGGCGAATCCTTGACCAGCTCAGTGATCAGCGCGAACAGCGCCGCGGCGACAGCGGGGCTCACTTGTCGCCCCCCGCGTCGTCCGCATATGGGTTCACGACCTCGGCCCCGACCAGGCTCTCGGAGAGCGGGGGCAAGACGAGATCGCACACCCCAAGGGCCTTCGACATGGCGAGAGCGTCGGTCGCGAGCCCGTCGAGTGAAGCCGCGGCTGGCCCGAGCTTCGGGACGAGGGCAGCGATCTTCGTGGCAGCGTCCGTGAGCTGACACACGGCTTCGGCCGGTGCCGAGACGGCGGCGACGTCCATCGCATCCACGGCGTAGGCGGCCGACAGGATCGCGTCGTGTGCGGGGATCAGGTCCGTCTCGCAGACGGCGGGCATGCCGCCGGGCTGCGTCTGCGCGGCGATACAGGCCTTGCCGGCGACCACCCACGCATCCTTCGCCAGAAGCACGGCCGCGCGGAGTTCGGCCCGGACGGGGCCCGAGGTCGAGGGCGACGCCGCGGGCAGCTTGAAGATCGAGCAGGCCGCGAGCGCGGCGAAGCAGAGGGCGACGAGAAGGTGCTTCACTTGGCACCTGCCTTCGTCAGCTCGTCCAGCACGGGCGCCATGTCCGCGGCGACTTGCGGCGCGATGGCGGCGGGCGCCGGCGCGGCGACGGCCGACGCGACCGGGACGACGGCCTGCGCGACCGCCGGCAGCTCGTTGACGAGCAGGCTGGCGTTCACGGGCGTGTTCGTCGGAAGGTCTCGGATGTCCTTGCAGATCATGCCGAGCGAGGCCACGGCCGCGAGGCACACGCCTGCGGTCAGGTGGAACGGCAGCGGGACGCCCCACTGCGACATGTGCGCGAGGGCTTCGCAGACCCCGCAAAGGACGGCGATCACGACGATCGCGACATGCTTGGCACCGACGGTGACGGTCATTTGAACTTGCTCCAGAGAAGTGAAGCGGCGCGCCGCCCGACCTCGGCGACCATCGCCAGGATGAGAACGGACGCCGCTTTTTTTAGGTCGGTCAGAGCCTCGGGCCCGATGGCCACGAGGGCGGTAGCGAAAGAAGTCAGCACCGAAGCCCCGACGGTGTGTGAGTGCTCGTTGTTCATCGACTCACCGGCTCAGCGATAGAAAGTCTCAGCCGTGAAGTTCGGCGCGCTCGCCGTGGTCAGCGTCGACACGGTCGCCGACGAGTACCAAAAGATCCCGTTCGTGAAGCTTCGCGGGCCGCTCAGCGACGTGCACGCCCCGGCCGGTACCCGGATGCCCATGAACTTGGGTGCGGTGCCTGCCATGGCCCCGGCGTCCGGGGCGCTACCACCGTGGTCGTAGAACATGAGCCACCCCGTGACGGTGCCCTCGTTGCAGGCGTTGACCGTGACGAAGGTGCCGGTCGACGTCTTGACCTGTCCTTGCGTATTAGCGGCAGTCACGTCGGCGACGCTATTGATCAAGTCGCCCGGCACGGTGTCGGACGGAAGCGCCGTACCGCCCGAGACACCCTGCACGCTCTCGACGCCGCCGGATGGGGAACCCGCCGTGCCGGCGCCCGCACCGATCACGGGGTGAGAAGTCGTCCCAAGTACGTTCGTCCCGTCATTGACCTGCACGGCCCACGAGTTCGAGACGGGGCCGCCGTCACCCTGCACCGTCACGACGGGGCCGGACACGGTCAGCGGCACCGAATCGACAACGGTAACCGTCCCGCTGACCGGCTGCGTCGTGACCCCCGTCGGGTCCATGCGAACAGGGTGCGAGCTCGTACCGAGTACGTTCGTCCCGTCGTTGACCTGCACGGCCCACGAATTGGCAACCCCGCCGCCGTCGGCCTGGTAGACGGCGAACGGTCCACCGACGACGGTCATAGTCTGCCCTGCGTCCGACAGGATCCCAACCGGAGCGGCCGAGCTGCCGCCGTCGGCGGGCGAACCAGTGACCGTGTAAACCGGGTTGGTCGCCGTCCCGAGAATGTTGTTATTGCTGTCGAGGCTCTGCACCGGCATCGCCACCGACGAGCGCGGGTCGGCCGCGGCGTTGCGCACCGCGCGCGCCCCGAAGAGAAGAGCGAAGGCCAGCAGGCCGACGAGAACGACTTTCGACACGATCGATTTCATTGCCACGCTCCAGGCGCAGACACTTGCGCCTCGTGAATCAGAAGGGTTCCGATCTGCTCGGCGCTCAGGGCGCCGCTGTATGCGAGAACGAGCCGCAGCTTGCCGTTCAGGTACTGGTTTCCGGTGCCTGACGACCCGATGCCGACCGTCGCGGCGAAGTTCTGCGCGCCGCCGGCGCCGCTCGTGACCGAAGTCGTGCTCGAATTGATATAGAGCTTCGAGCTGCCGCCGTTGTACACGGCGGCGAAGGCTTGCTTGCTCTGAGTCGAGTTCCCCGACCCGAGCACCGACCCGCCGTAAAGCGACCAGTTGTTCGTGCCCTTGATGATGAAGATCGTCGTATTCGACCCGCCGCCGTACAGCTCTTGCTGCGCCGAGCCGGACGTCGACTCGCCGACCACGAAGAAGGTGAACGGCTGCGTCAGCGTCGTGAAAGACGCGCTCGTGAGCGTCTGCGTCTGCGCGCTGACGAACGCCAGCGTCGGGGCGCCGCCGTACGAAGCGTCGCTAGCCGAGTAGGTCGGCCGGAAGCCGTCGGTCGCGTTCGTGAACGCTCGGGCAGCCGAGCTCTGATCCGTCCAGGTCGAGACCTTCGACCCGTTCAAGGTGATCCCCATGCGGGAATCCAGGTACAGCGAAAGCCCCGGGATCCACGTCGGCGACCAGCCTTTGACAGCGAGCGCCGAGCGCGCGCCGAGCGAGGCGCTTTCGTTCGTGTTGATCCGCAGCGAAGGGCGCGCCGAGGCGCCGACGGACGCGGTCAGCGCCGCGAGAAAGACCAGAAACGAGAGGATCTTTTTCATGGATTGTAGAAGGGGATACGGATGTTTGCCGGGCCCGAGCCGAAGTCAGCGACCATCTCGAGGTAGCCGTTCACCTGGGCGGGGACATCGCCGTTGCTTCCGGCCGTCGCTGACGTCGCGAGCGTCTGCCCGGCGAGCTTCACGGGCGCGCCGAGAAGAGCCTGCGCCGCCGAGAAGCTCGCGACGGTCACGTTGTTTGCGCGCATGTAGCAGGTGCCGCCCGTCGGGGCGTTGAGCACCGTGGACGTCGTACCGTCGCCGAAGAGCGCAAAATTTCCCGTGGTCGGCGTGGTGCCGGAACACCAAATGAATTCGCCGTCCACGACAAGGCCGGACACCCCGGGCCCTGAGCTCGCATTCACGAGATGGGCGATCGTCACGTTGTTGATGCGCAGGGCGACGGTCCCGCTCGCGCCGGGCCCGTTGAGGACAACCGTCGAGGTCCCGTCCCCGAAGAGCGAGTAGTTGGTCCCGCTCGGCGTGATATCGCCGAGGTACACGGCGCCGCCGGCGCCGCCGGAGATCTGGCCGAGCTGCACCGCCTTGGTGGTTAAGCCGTAGACCCCGATCGTCATCCACGCCGCCCCGGACGACGACGAGACCTGCGGGAGCGCAACCTTCGGAAGGATGATGTTGCCGTTGGCGAGCAGGTAGAAGCCCGTCCCGGTCGGAAGGGCCGACGACGCGCCACCGCTCGTGACGATGCTATTGGTCCCGGCGTCGGTCGCCGCCGTGATCGCGTTGTTCTGCCCGTGCACCTGGCATGCCGTGCAGTTCGCGTCGATCTGGTAGTACGTGCCTGCGCCCGGCTCCCCGTGCACGCCGTAGAAGAGCTGCGAGTCCGCGTTCTCGAGCTTGATGACGGACAGCATCGTACCGCCCTGGGTCACGAAGCCGCCGTGGAAAGCGTTCTCGCTCGGCTTCAAGGTCCCCGCGCCCGTCGCCGCGTGACACCGGATCATGTAGCGGCCGATGTACGCGCACTGGGGCCCGAAGACCTGCCAGGCGTTCGCGGCCTGGTCGAAGTGGATTGCCTCGTCGACCCCCTGGATCGTCGGCGCGACAATGGTCCCCTGGTAGTTGTTGCCACCACTCCCAAGGCTCGTCGGCTCGCTTGAATCGACCCAGATGCCAGCGCTTCCATCTCCGGGACTCTGCGGCCCCCGGATGTAAACGTGTTCCACCTTCGCGCGGTTGATGGTCTCCGGCGTGTTGAGCGCGTTCGGGCCGACGAGTACGACGCCACGAGGGCACGCGGTCTCGCTCCAGATCAAGCCGTCGCCGGTCAGCTTTGGCTGATTCCCTGTCAGGCGCACGACGGGCGTAGTCGCCCCGCCCGAGTGCCGGTGAAGCACTGCGGCAGGGTCCACGTACAGCGTGACGCCGCCCGGCACTACGATCGTGCCGTCGACTCGATACGTGCCGGGGCCGACACTGATCGTTCCGCAAGAAACTGCCGCCGCGGCAAGAACGCTATTGATGATCGAGGTCGCGTCCTTGCTATCAGTGTCGTCCGCGCCTGCGTCTCGCACGTCACGCCGAATCGAGAGCGTCGTTACAGCATTGGTCGGGTCGTCCGTGGCGTCGAAGCCTGCGCCGAAGTTCACGGCGCTGCGCGAGAGCAGAGCCACGCCGCGACGCTTGATCGTGCGAACCCCGGCGAGCAGATCGGCAACCCAGTTCTGATCAACCACGCTTACACTCCATCCCAATAGCGAGCGGTCGAAAGACGCGACGCCGAACGAACCTGCCCCACGCGCTTTGACCAGTTTCCCCACGTGCCATCAGGCAGCCCAGTGCCGTCACGCGGCTGCGTCGGATCGAAGCTAGTCGAGTCGAACGCAATGATGATGTTCACGCACCGGGTGCCGGCGGGCTTCCAGTCGGCGACGATCGCCTTCACGGACGCAACCTCTTCGGGGGTCGCCGTCGTCCCGATCGTCAGCGTCGGATCGCCAAAGACCTGCCCGCTGCCGAAGGTCGGCTCGGGGGACCAAAGACCGTTCGGGTAGATGATCACCCAGAAGCGGGACCACCGGGTGAGAGCGTACGGGTCCGAGTCCCAGTCCCAGTTCGCCCTGTTGATCGCGGCCGAGAGCGTGCCGTCGACCGCGCGCGTGTACCAGTTGCCGCGCACGTCCACCGTGCGGAAAGACGGCCCCGGGCCGGTATAGCCCGCGAGCTGCTGCATGAGGGCGAACGGGTTGCCCGCCGTCTTCCAGTCGTCGAGCCACCGAAGTAGTCGCGCGGCGTACCTGACCGCGGGCTCGCTGATCCCGCGCACGATGCGCCGATCGCGCCCGAGTGCCGCGAGCGCGTCCTCAGGCGCCGTGGCGCCGTAGGGGTCGTTCTGCGGGAAACGCGCGAGCAGGCCCTCGCGGGCGAGCTCGACGAGCGAGTCCTTGAACATGTCGAGCGAGAGCCCGACGAGCTTCCCGTCCCCGTCGCGCACGAGCCACGAGGGGCCCATGCGCTTGCGCATCTGGACGAAGGTGGGCAGGGCGCTCACTTGGGGTCGTCCACGAAGTTGATCGTCGGCGTGACCGTGCCGAGCACCGGCACCTGGCCGTTTGTCAGCGCCGTGTCCGACGACGGCGCCGAGAGCAGGACGCGGAAGGCCTGCCCGGAGACGACGCCGCGGATCGTGCTCTCGATCAGCGTCGCGTATAGAGCGCCCGTAGTCGCGGGCGGGATGATGTCACCGCCGATCGGCCGCGTCGCGAAGAGGGTCTCGAGCGCAGTCTGGACAGCCGCCTGGATCTGGGCGCTCGTCAAGTTCACGCTCTTGTAGACCCACAGCGTGTAGGTCACAGCGACGGTGACGTTGCTCGCCGACTGGACCGTCGGCGTGATCGTCAAAGGCGTCGCCCAGATCTGGATGGCGTTCTGCACCGCGGTCACGTCGCCCCCGCTGACCGCGCCGCTCGCGCCGGCGACGTACAGCAGGACGTCGCCCGTGTCCGAGTCGGGATACGGACGCGCCCGCGTGATTGTCTTGATCCCGGTCAGGGCCGAGGCCAGAGCAACGAACGAGTACGCGGACGCGGGCCCGTTCGGCGAGAGGGATCCAAGCTTGTTCCGGCAATTCTGAACAGTGACCGCGGGGTCTTCCTGGTCCGTGCCCACGGCCGCGGTCGCGTTCGAGCACGTGACGTTGAGCGGGCCGGAGACGATCGTATCGATCTCGGTCGCCGCCGCGCTGCTTGCCGCCCCGGCCTCGTCGGCGACGACGGTCACATCGAGCGTGCCGCCCGAGCCCGCGAGTACCCCGCCCGTGGTGTTGTGGTAGGTCTTGCCGGTGGTCGACGACTTGAAGGTCAGGTCGCCGGCCTCGATCTCGAATACGGCCCCGGTCGGGTTCGTGAGCGTCTCGGTCGTCGTCGCGAAGGTCGCGACCGGAACGTCATAGTTGTAGACCTGCTTCGCGAGGATCGCGAGCCACGGGTTCGGCGAGCCGTCGGCGTTCGGGACGGCGACATAGTCGAGGAATCCCGATTGAATGAACCCAATCACGACATTCTGGAGCGTCTCCAGGAATGTGCTCTCGACGTAGTAGAGGGAGCGCGTGGTGTCGCCCGCGCGCCAGGAGGTGACAGGCAAGCCGAGACCCGTCGCGATGGACAGCGCCGCCGCGTAGATCTGCGCTTTGGTCTGCTGCACGAGCAGAGCCGCGAGACTGCCTGCCATGAAACTCCT